ACTGGTTCTCTGATTCCGTCGATATCGACTGGAGGTGCTGCTATGAAAGCAACTACGAAACATGCTGCTGCTGCGAGTAAGCATGGGATCATTAGGACACCGAACCAACCAACATATAGTCTGTTGTTTGTTGATGTAACCCATTCGCAAAATTCTGGCCACCCCTGAAGGAGACCACCGCTTCTACGTGCGGTTATGTTTGTTGTTGTCATTAGTAAGACGTTTTTAAATAGGGCATCAAGGGTAGATGCGATATTTATTTCCTACAACCCCTCGCTGTAGGATAAAGAGACGATGTATTATTCTGCCTTTAAAGGTCTCGGTTAAAGCAGTCTAGTTGGGAGGGCGATCCGTTCGAGTCCCATCTAAGTTTAAGATTGTGTGGTTTTCACCACAACATACAATATTATATAGCAATTGTAAAGTTTTGTCAAGCGTCTAGATGCTCTCGATAAATCTCTACAATTTCTCTGAAGGCAGCGATAGTATCACCACCCTCGTAAACGTACTTTCTGATCAGTTCTTTTGCTTTACCTGACCTAGTAAAAGAGTCACAAAACTCATAGACTTTTGCGTCTATGGGTATATGTGACTGTGTTATTGCTGCGAGAGCAAAGCGTCTCTCTGCCAAATCTGTACTGTCGTATCTATAGGAGTCGATCATGCTAGAAATAGGGAACCTACATTAAAATATATGTATGAACCTATTATAGCAGAAAAAACTATGTACTGCACGTTATGCTCCTTGATAAACTGGTGTCATCACACCTCCACCATCATCTGAATCGTCATCATCGTCATCTGCTGCTCTTAAGAACAATTCGATTCCCACAACGAGACACACTGGATAAAAACACCAGAGGATTGCCCAAAAAGGAGTGATACTTGATGCTTCAGATATCATACGAACACACTAGTAGATGTGCTTGCAATTATTGCTACCATAAAAATGTATGGTACAACTTTAAATGGAACTGGATAACGTTTGATCATTATACGAAACCTGGAATGATTTGTCCTGTTGTTAAGTAAGCACCGATCGCTGCTACTAAACCTAGCATTGCGAACCTACCGTTGATAGTTTCTGCAACTACCTTTTCTTTTTCGATTGTTTTTGTTTTGTTTGACATTAGAATATACCTGGTATGATTTGTCCTGTGAATGTGTAAGCACCAACTGCTGCTACAAAACCTAGCATTGCTGCCCATCCGTTAAATCTTTCTGCTTCTGGAGTCATGAGTTTGTCCTCTTTGTTTGTGATTGTGAATTGTGAAATGATTTTCATCTCTTAAAAGAGACCTGGTGCTATCCATCCGAATAGACCGTAGTTAATTGTGCCGATTACTAATCCCATCATCGCTAGGCGACCGTTGATTAGTTCTGCGTTCTTCCAGTAGTCCTTCATTAGAAGATACCTGGAATGATCTGACCCGTGGTGACATAAGCACCTAGTAACGCTACGAAACCAATCATTGCCCAACGACCGTTAACTTTTTCAGCGTTCTGTGGGTATCCTTCGTATGAAACTGACTCGTCTATGTAAGGACGTGTCTCTGAAGGGAACATGTTTTGTCTTCCACCTGACTCGGTTGTTGTTGTCATTTTTGCTTTGTAACGAACTGTAACAATATTATATAGTAATTGTTAAATTCCTGTCAACCCCATATGAGTATAATTACTTGTTGGTATCCTAACATCCTTGCTATGACTGGGACGAAGAGGTGTCCCTTTATACCATATTTATGTCAGGGTTTCCTGACATTACATGAAATGGTACCAACCTGTTGCAATAATTTTCTCTGAGGTCTCTGATTTTCTACCTCTGTGATGGTATGTCCAGTCTGCTGGCCAGATTACAGTCAGTCCTTTTTGTGCAGGAACATACAGTTGTTGATGGAACCACTCAGTGCCACCGTCAGGAACGTCATTAAGAAAGGTCATCCAGACCAAGTGTCGATAAGTATTCGACCGTGAAGCAGATTGACGTTCGCAGTGCCATAAGTGGTATCCCCCACCAGCTTTATAGTATTGGAGGTTAAAGAACTCCTCTAACTTCCATACATTTGTCTTAGCACACAGTGGGAACTTATCTACGTAGTTGTTCGCTACCCTGTTAAGTTCTCCTGTGAAATCAGTAACTCTTTTATCCTCTATCCCTATGAACACAGCAGTGTCCATTGAGTCTTTGATATCAGTGTTAACCATTCCACCACCATCGTCACCGATGGTCTCCCCTGCCCATGTAGAAAATATCTTCTGGTTCTTATAGAAATCTATAATACCATCAGTAGCTGCCTCATCAATGACTTCTGTGTATAAGAAGTCAGTGCGAGGGTGTGCTAGTTTATTATCGTATAGTATAGGGTCAGGGGTAAAGTTCATGCTAAGTCATAATCAATTCTATTCATTAGATAAGTGTAATCATCCTCTGGATCTCCGAAGAATCGGATGCCTTTACTCTCGTAAAACCTCCAAAGATTGCTTAACAACATTGGGTACTGTGTATCTAAATGTACCTCTCCATTAACTGCTCTGTCTAGAATTCCCAAGGACTTTGGAAATGCTTGCTGAATAGTCATGGTCGTCTCCTTACGTAGTGAACTCTTGGTACTTACCTACTACTAGTGCCAAGGCGGTCCTTGTACCCACCCTACTAAAGAGTTGCGAACACCATTAGTAACAGCGTTCACTTGATGCAGGTCATCACTGTGGAAGAAGATCATTTGACCTGCCTCTAGTGGTACCTGCTGATTAATCAAAAGGAATTCTCCTCCTTCGAAACCTCCATCCAATAGGAGGACAAAAGAGATCTTTCTGATACGCTCATGCTTTCGTTTATTCCTACACCACTCGGATTCATCTTGATGCCAGTCGTATCTATGTCCTTCAGAGTATCTAGTAACTTGCAAAGGTTCCAGAAAGTCCACATCGAAAAACCATTTAGCGGCTTCATTAACACGAGTGACGTATGAAAGTACAGTGTCGTTAAGTGCTTGCGACTCAATAAACGCAACCTCCGATTGGCGTACACCATCAATCTCTGTAGATACATACTCTGGTTCTCCTATTGCTTCTTTAATTAATTTATACTCTTCATCTTCTAACGTAACAGTTACGTATCTATCTCTGTAGTTCATGATACACTTCTCTTAATTTCCATAGTGTTTGGTTCAGCAAGTACTCCTTGTCCTTTACCTGCAAAGTTCATAGAAATCACTACACGTTGTGCCTCTGACTGGTTTGGATCCTGACAGTGGTGTACAAACGAAGGGAAGAATACTATATCACCCTCCTTCACCTCAGGTGTGAATTCCATAACTTCTCCGTTAATATAATCTGGGAAAGGAGAATAGAATGTAGTTGGTTTGTGTATCTTAGAATCAAAATCAACATACAATACAGCAGACACACCTACAGGACCATGATTATGTACTCCATGCATCTGTCCACCGAAGGTAACTTGATACCACATGTTGATGATTCGCAAGGGTACTGGATAGTCCTGCTGAAACTCATCTAGAACAGGTTGTAATGCCTGTTTAACCACGTAGTAATAGTCAGGCAAGGTCTTGTTCTTATTGTTATCAAAGAAGTCTGATTGCATATCATCCCAAGACGCTTGTCCTGCAGAGGATATGGATGCTAAAGTGCTTCCACCTTTGAGGTGTGATAAAATTCTAGGTTTCCACTTATCCCAATCGGGTATGGAGAAACTCTCAATCGGTACTACGAACATTTTTAATAAACCATTCGGCATCAACTACAACAAGAGCCTTTTTACGATTCTTTTTCATGAACAGGATAGGCTCGTGGTCTCCTGAGTTTGCTTCTGCCTGAGCATAAGCATCGTATACATTTAATTTCTCTTGGTTCTTACATTCTATACTGAAAGGAAACTTTTGTCTAGCATCTCGTGCCATGATCAAGTCTTCCCCACCTGCACCCATGCTTCTAGACTCTATGTCTTCTGGATGTATCTCTCGGTGTTCTATCAGTCGGTCTCGAACCCATTGTTGGAATAGTCTTCCCTTTGCTTTCGCAGACTGTGGTCTCATTAATGATCTATCTCACCCTGATCTATGTATCCCACCTGTTTAGCGTCTGGTTCCTGTATGTAACGGTTAGCATCTTCCTTGACTGCATCGTCTAATTCTATTGCTAGTTCTTTTAACTTGA